TGTCCAGATTCGTGCCCTACTTGGGCGATGAACGCCGCCACCCGCACGGTGCCCACGATGCCGTAACGGCTCATGGCCGTGTTTAAGGCAGGAACAAAAACGCCGGCTTGGCGGCCGGCGTTCGGGAGGATATGCAGCAATTGCTGCTCGGTGATCGGCATAACTTTCTCCAGGCAAAAAAATACCCGCTCGTGGCGGGTGGCGGTGTTTGGCAAAAACTCAAGACGCTGGTGGAGGGCTCAACCGATTGATCGTTGCGCGAGCTGCTGCGCGTGCGTCTTTGATGTCGTCCGGAATCGGTGTGCCATCCTCAAGCAGAGCGAAGGCATGCCAGTTGGTCTGGCTCAGATACGCCCGAGCCTGACCCAGGCTCAATTCATCCGTTATGTCTTGCGCCGTTTTAATCGGTTCAAGCTTACTCAAGTCCACCATTTTCTTTTCCTCCTCGGATATCAGGAAGTTCAGTTGCAGGGATCACCAAAGGCGAGGTATCGGGAAACTTCACCGGGCCGCTACGGGCGTCGATAACGATAGGTTCGGGAGGATTGCGGTATTCTTCCGGGCTATCCCACTGAACTGGAAGACGCAAAGTAAAATGCAGAGTTTTGCCGATGCGCTCGACATATTCGGTTCCTACAAAAAATTTATTGCCTACAGCGTCACCCGGTAAACGGAATCCGTCTGGAATACCGGACAAGTCAATTTCTTCTCCGTTTATCGTGATCACATCACCAGAAACAGAAGCCTCAAGCGGCCAGTCGGACAAGAAAGGAAACATTGTAATTTTCATTTCCAGCGCCCCCACACGTTAATAGTTGGTTGAAACGTTTGAGCGGTTGCCCCGTTTCTGATGATGAAGGCTATCGTGCTTAGGTCTGAAAGGTATTCAGCGACCACCCCGTAGAAGTCGTAAGTTATTTGTGGTTGCGCGTTGGTAGTAGACTTAAATGCAGCTCCAAGAGCGCCGTTAACCAAAGTAATGGGTAGGGATACAAAAATAGTTGTGAAAGCGTTAGCCGCAATCGTAGCTGTAAGAGGGGCTATCCCCCTTACGTTAACCTCACCGTTCGCATACCTGTTTACGAGGTATCCTCCGATTAGAGCTGAGGACATAAGCCCGCCTGAGCTAATGGGATCAGCTACGGAGTTTAAAGAATCGTAGATTTTCCCCCATGCACCGCTAGTACCGGCAGCGCGCCCCCTTCTATAAAGACTACCCGTACGCCAATCACCCAAAAGTTGATAGGCAAACTGACCGGCGGTGTCATACCCCATGTTGATCAGTGCGCCGTCGGTAACACCAGCCGGGTAGGCTCCCCCGTTATTAGCGTATGAGAATGAACCGCCGGCTTGGGTAGTAAACATTTGGTCGGGCGTGTATGACCTACTTTGCAATTGCCCCCCAAGACCACCCCAACCTGCTAGTAGCAGATTCCCGCTTGTACTATCAATACTAGAGGTAACTTTGACTAAACCTAAACCCGTCTGCGCGGTAGCTTGTGAAGTTCCCCCAGTCCCACCTTTCGAAACCGGAAGAGGCGAAGTAGGTGTGCCAATGCCCTGGTAGAGTTCCGAGGTCATTGCATTTATCTTTGAGTTCGCCACTCGCGGCGTGTCGCCTCCGAGACCTGTAGGCGGCGTACCGAGAATAATTTCTTGTCTTGCCATAGTTTTCTCCAGGCGAAAAAATACCCGCATAGCGGGTCGTTTAGATCGATTAATGAGTATCCGATCAGGTGCCGGGGAGTCTGGCAAATACAGCGCCGGGGGCGCCGATATTTGTCCATGGTGAGAGAGCGCTAATCCCAAACACCTGTAGCCTGTTCTCTGAATAGTTGAACCTTACAGCTGATGTTAGCCAGTTTGTGTGGTTCTGTAGTATTCCTCGCGAGAATGGGTTGATCATAAAGTACTCATCAGATTGCAGTGGCGCAACAGATCCATTCGCCCAGTAGTAAGCCTGTGCTGTCGCATTTAGAACTATCTGCCCCTGATATGACCATGAGTTATTGGCCCTCGTGAAGATCACCGGAGCAGCCCCTGAGTCGAAAATCAACACGCCATTTGCGCCCCACATCCTGAGCCCGTAATCGGCCTTGGTGATTGACGCGAACACTGCCGCAAACCACTTGCCTGTTGGCCTGAAGTCAATGTTCAGGGACGTTATTGAAAACCCAGTCCAAGCACCAGGACCGCCGCTTATGGTCATGCTCGTGTATAGCTCATTCGGTCTAGCCGAGCTGTTCTGAATGAATACGCACGGCGGCTCCGGCGTGGTTATGGCGGATGGGAACGACACTGACACCGACGAACTGCCGGATGCCTGATAGGTTCCACTGTACAGCGCACAAAGCCTAGGTTGCTCTGAGTCTATCTGTACATAGCTTCCATCGTTTACAACAGATAGACCGAACTTCAATTTTTGAACCTCATTACAAGCAACCTGAACTGTATTGTCGATCCTATAGCGCCAGGTTCATTTGGGTGTTTTGAACGTACAACAACCGAACCGACGCCTACCGACATAAACGGCATAGCGCTGTAGCAGTAGTTGTTAGCTGCGGCCTGGGTAGGAAGTATGACGGCTGTGCATGTTGCCGGATTGAACCCGGCAATGTTTGCTGTAACTACGGCGCCCATGGCGAGCGTATAGACTGCATTGTGGAGCACCTGATAGGTGTAGCTGTCGGTATCCATTTCGAGCACGCCACTCTCGCTCCACGTCCTCACCCCATAGGTCATGGCGAAAGCCTCCCCACCACCACACGCAGAAGCTCGTTGATGTCGTACACCGAAAGGCCATCGTTATTGAGCAGTGTCGAGCCACCGGTGCCGGCGCTGCGAAGCGTGAACGTGCCGGCCTTGACGTTGATCTCCAGCAACGGCCGCCCCTTGGAGTCGACCGTCTCTGATTTCAGCGTCATTCCCAGAATGATCTCCTGGATGAAGACCTTATTGATGACCGCTTGGTTTATGAAGACCTGGCCACCACTCACCACGAATGGCGTTATCAGTTGCCCGCTCACCTCATCCACAATTGCGAAGCGTTGAGCAAACGCGAGGATCTCCGATGTATTGCCGTCAGAGCCCAGGGAAAGCCCTGCAATCACCTTCTTGCCGTTGCTGGTGGTTTCGGCCTTGATCGTCGTCATCGACGAAACCTTCCCGTCAGTGGTGGCTTGGGCCTTGCTAACCACCTGAATTGCAGCCGCGTTCTCGCCGGATGACGCTTGCACGGTTTCAATCTTTTGAGCCAATGCCTTATCAGCGTCTGCTAGCGCGGAGGTTTCCTGCTTGAAAGCTGCCTCGTTACTGCTGACCTTGGCCCCAATGGTGGTAACTCGCTCTGCCAGAGCAGACGTAGCACTCGCTGCCGTTTTGGATACATCCAGAATGCTGGCTGTGTTTTCTTGGACCTTGGCTTCGACAATATCCGTCCGCTGCGACTGAGCAAAATCCCGCTCAGCAATTGCGGACATCAGCGACCAGGCCCCGGCCGAGGCGGTGTCGTCACCCGCACTGCCCTGCTCCGAGCCTGCAGAATCAGATTTCACCAATGCATAGACGCCTTCCAGGCGTTCAGCAGTGGCCGTGACCTTACCGTCCACTTCCTCGATAGCGGACTTGTTCTGACTGATTTCCAGGGCCATCGCTGCATTCGTTTCGGCGATGGTGCCTAGGTTGAACCAGTAGTTGGCGTTAGGCGGAATGGTGTCGACCGGTACCGCCTTGGTCGCCTGGAATAGCTGCTGGCCCACCCGAACCATATCGCCCTTGGCGTAGGTCTTTGTTGGAACGTACTCCAGTGCATCCACCACTTCAGAGATCAGGTTCTCCAACTCCTGCTTGGCTTTCTCTAAACGGTCGTTGACCGAGCCCGGCCCATCACCAGTAATCAGATCGATTTCTTCTCGCAGGCTCTGGTAGAGCGCACCCTTGCCAATCTTCTCGGCGAAGTACTTGTCGTACTCCGTCTGATCAGAACTGGCCCGGCCATTCACGGCGCCCGGGATCGGCCAGAAAGGTCCGAGGTTGCCGGTACGGTCCACCAGGCGAGCCCAGAAGTAGAAGCTCGCCCCTGCCAAGATATTCTGCATTTCGTGCTTGGCTTGCGGGTAGCTGAAGTCGCTCAGCTTCTCCGCAGTGGTTAGGTCCGGCGACGAGCTGTACCAGAGCTCCGTCCGCTGGGTGTCTTCGGCACCTGGTGGGAATCCCCACTGGATACCGATGCCATAAACTAGGCTGGTGGTGGTCAGGAACGACACCGCCGGCGGAAGGCCGACCTTCCCTTGCAGGTCGGTGAGTACGGAGTTTTTCCACACCGACGAGATGTCGAAAGCACTTACGGCGCGCACCCGGGCCAGGTAGGCGCCCGAGTAAATGCCGGTGACGTCAACGCTCGTTGAACCCGTGCGCTGCACCTTGATCCAGTTCCCGTTGTCCTTGCGCCACTCCACGTCGTACGCGACGGCACCGGTAACGGCTGGCCATGAGATGTTCATGGTGCTGATGGCCAGGCCCTGGTCGATCGATACGTTCGAAGTAATGGTCACGGTGGCCGGCGCCGGAACCACGGTGATTGGGATCACGCTGATTGGGCGCTCTTCCAGGCGCGCGCCGGTGTCGATGCTGGGAAACTTACTTGGCTCGTACTGCAAGGCACTGATGTCGTAATCGCCCTCAGGCGTACGTGCGGTCCTCATCACTCTATATAGAGGGATCGCCAGGTCGTCAGCGTCGATTGCCCACTGAAGCTGTGCAGCCGGCGCCTCGCTGTAGGCAACGGTCACGGTTACGTTGCGGCCGTTCACGCTCTCCACGGTGCGCCCTTCTGCACGCCCGCCAGGGAGGTTGATCACCAGCCGGTCGCCAGCCTTCGCCATGGTGTCGCGATCCAGGGTGATGACCTTGCCCGCCGCCGCCGCGATTCGCCCACCGATCTCCCGGCCAGCCAGCAGCGAGTCTGCAACAGGGATAATGAAGCCGGGCAGCGGGATGCGGCCTTCCATGCCGGTCCTGAAGCTGATGGTGCGGTCCTGGTTATTGCTCAGCACCAGCCATTTAGCGCGGCGCTGGGCTTCAGATGCCCGGGTGCAACCGATGGCACTGATCTCAGTCGGCTTGTCGCCCAGGCGGCGCTGTAGCGGCAGGTCTGAATAGACCGTGACGTCGGTGTCGTAGTTGTTGAGCGGGTTGTCGTAGCTGACCAGACAGCGAGTGAAGCGGGTCTTCGCCGAGGCGCTGCCGTAGGAGATCTTGCCGTCGATGACGTTGGACCGGGTGAAGACGTAATCGATGTCCTGCGCCCGAGGCATATCAGCCTGCATGACCAACTGGCCCTGGGCCCAGTACGTCATCCCGCGATAGATACCGGCGATGTCGCGCAGCAGTGACCAAGCGTCGGCCTTGCCCTGCAGGTTCATGTCGCACAGGAAGCGCGGCTCAACGCCATCAGCACCATTGGGCACCATCTGGTCGCAGTATTGCGCGATGCGGTACAGCTCCCACTTGTCCACCATCCACGGCTTGATGCGGCGGCCCAGGCCGAAACGGTCCTGGGTGCAGATCCCGTAGGTGATCCAGGCCGGGTTGTTGGTCCAGGCCTCCTTCATGGTGCCTTCCCATGCGCCGGTGTAGCTGCGGGACACAGGGTCATAGTTGCTCGGCACCTGCCAGCGGCGGGCCTTGCACTTCACGGTGACGGCCGGGATGTTGGTGAACTGCTCGGCGTCGAATTCAACGAACAGCAATGCAGTGTTCGGATAGCGCAGCTTTGCGTCGATTACCTGGGTGTAGCCGGCGATGAAGAGGCTGTCCGCGACTTTGTCGGTGTTCTGCGAGTTTGGCGTGAGGCGGCGAACGCGGATCAGCCAGCCGCTGGTAGCCGGTGGCAGGTCTATTCGCAGAGACCGCTCGTAGCGGGTGGTGGTCTTTCCGTCCATAGCGCCCACCAGAACCTGCTGATATGCCCCGCCGTCGGTTGCCACATCGACCGCATATTCAATACGGTAGCCGTTGATGTTGCCTTCTGCGTCCTGGCTCGCCAGTCGCGGCGTGGCCAGGCGTATACGTGCTGCCGACAGTTGTAGATTGGTCAGCGACTGAACCCACGGCGTACCGCTGCGCAGCTCAATATTCAGAGAGGTCTCGTTGTCGACCGATGGGATGCCTGGAATGTAGGTCTGCTCCACAGAGCCCGGCCGCCAGTCCCACTTCACGTTGGTGAAGTTGAAATTTCCGCTGGCATCCTGGATGGGAGTGTTGTCGAGGAAGATGTCGCGCGCGGTGGGCGTGCCGTCAAATTCACCCTCCCCCACGGCGATCAGGATCTTGGCCACGTTGGTGGAGCGCAGGCTGTCGGGTGCCTCTACCGGAGACTTGGGCTTGCTCTCGCCGCCTTTGGCACCGTGAATTTCCAGCTTCTGTGATGCGCCCATGCTTTCCTCCAGGCAATAAAAAACCGGCTCATGGCCGGCTTGCTCGATGCGTCGTGGTTATGTCTTGTCTTCGGCGTAGATCGATGCCGAGATAATCGCCCCGCCCCATCGGCGGTCACCGATGCAGATGGGGACAGGGTTGCCGCTGGCCGTGGTGTTCTTTGCGCTGCCGAATGCATAGCTGGGCATGTTTTCCGGTGATGCGCTCTGCTTGAGGCCCGCGGCCTGAGGGCTCAGCATCTGGATCACGCCGCCGGCGGCCAATGCAATCCCCGGGGCCAGCGTTGCACCATTTGTGAAAGGGCTCAAAACGATCAAAATCACGCCAAGGACGGTCTGCAGCAGCCCGGCGCGCTTGCCGCCTTCTACTACTGGAATAATCCTTATTTCTTTCGATCCTCCACGACCGAACTCATCCGGCCCTACGTTCTTCCTGTTGCGGAATATGGCGAACCGAAGGCCTAGGCGATCAAGGCGGCGGATCTCCGCCTCGAATCCGTCAATTGTGGAATTCAGCGCCCGGAAAACCTCCCAGGTGTCGCCCGAGTCAATTTGACGCCGGTGCAGCCTGCCGAACTTCTGGGCCAGCGAGCCGGACAACTTGATAGTGGTCATCGGCGAATAAACGATGGCGCTCATCGGGCCTCCTTGTGTCGAAGAATCAAACGGGTGCGCTGCAGCCAAGGTCCGCCGTAGACGATCACCTCTGACGGGCGTCCGTAGAGGTGGTGAAGAACGAATGGCCCAGGGCCGAACACGCCGGAATCTTCACCTGGCAGGGATGGTTCAGTCCCCAGGTATATCCCTGCGTGGTTCGGGTGAGCTGTGCGGCCTACCTCCATCACAATCATGTCGCCGCGCTGTGGGCTGTCGACTTGCTCGAAGCCAGCAGCGGCGTAGTTCGCCTCGTACAGGCTGGTGCTTTCTGCGCTCTCCCACCAGCCATCGGTGCGCTTGAAGGCTTCAAACTCAAGCCCCCACTCGCGCTGATACCACTCTGCGCATATAGCCCAGCAATCCCACGCCCCATGAACAAACGGTCGCTTGAGCAGCGGCACGGCGCCCGACGGCGTGATCGTCCTGAGGTCTCCTTCGGGCCAAGACAAGATGTGCCAGGGCAGCGCCGTGGCCTCGCACATAGCAAGGTCGCGCGATGATGGCCTGCTGGTGGCGTCCGGGTGCGAGTGGACTATGCCAATCACCTCGCCTTGGTCTTCCGCCGCAGCGTAGTCCTCTGGTTCCAGCCTGAACTCTTCGTTCGGCTCGGTGGCGATGTTCCGGCACGGGAAGTATTTCTGCGCCCTGCCCACGGCCAGTACCAGCCCGCAGCACTCTTTCGGGTACTCCGCAGCCGCATGCGCCTGGACGGCTGCAATGATGTGTTTGCGCATGGTCAGCTCCGAGCTATCAAGGAAACGGCGGGGAATCCACCGAACGGCAAGGGGTTGCCCTCGCCAAAACGCGGGATACAGCCCTTGCCCAGGGTGGCGTCGCACACATCCAGTTCAGGGTTGTCGGTAACGATCCCGTCCTTAGTGACGTAGGGCCCGGTGTAGCCGCAGTTGGGACCTCGGTAACCACCGGTGAGGCACCAGTGGCACAACGTCGTCATCTGCCGGCCGATGGTTTCGCCGCCGACATCGCCAGGGCTGGCCAAGTCCCAGCTGACCGTCTCGCCGTCCTCGTTGGTCTTCTGGTCGACATACCAGACCTCGATCGATTCCTGGGTGGGATCGGCCGTGGGGTTTCCGCCTTCGAAGTTCACGGCGTCGAGGAACTCGACCAGCGTGTTACGGATGGTCAGCTTGAACTCGAGCAGATCCTCGAAGGCCAGGCAGAGCGCAGTGATCCGCCCATTGACATTGCCGACCGACAGCTTCGGTCGTACGGCGGTGCCGTCGCCGTTCGCCTCGCTACCCTCGTACTGCATGGGCCAGGCGCCGTACTCTTCGCCCTTCCACCATATCGACTTGGCCGGTAGCTGGTCAGCATTCACGCCGGCGGCCAGCAGCTCCGCAGGCGTATGCGGTATCGCATGGCCGTGGAAGCGCAGGACATCGGCTCCGTAATCGCTGCCGTCCAACTCGAACAGCATGACTTCGTTACCAGGTTCAAGAGTCTGGATGGCATTGATCAGCGACATGGATTGGCCTTTACGGGTGGAAAGCGCGCTCGAACGTCGCTGTCACTTTGAATACGCCCCCGCCCATGGGCGTAGGGGTTGGGTTCTTGCAGGTGAACAGGCCGAGCTGGCCCAGGGGCGTGGTCCACAGGAATGCCTTGGCGCCCTGGTGCCGGTCGAAGAACGCCATCATGGCCAGAGCCGTGGCGGTGTTGCCTGTGTGGGTTATGGGGTATGCATCTTCTTTATTGTTGGGCCCGTCGCCGACAACTTGCTTATAGCCCCCGCCAAATCGCGATTCCCTGGTCCTATAGTCAAGCGTCGGCGCCTCCCCGTGCTGGGTGGCCCAGGTGAACGTTTCAATCGCCATGGTTACCTCCCATTGATCACGCGCCACGTTGCGCCCCCGCTGGGGCTCAACGTTCTGCGCTCATTTGCTGCGATCTCAGCCCGGATCAAGGTAAGGAACTGCGGGGCCAACTTTTGACCCATCGCAGTATCTGCGGTCGCATCAGCTTCACCATTACGATTGATGTTGATGGTGATCTCCGTCTTCGACTCGGTGCTGCCACCGCCGCCCCCGCTACCACCCCCGCCACTCAGCGCCCGAACCCCAAGCTCGCCGCCCGCCGTCCTGGTCAGCGGCATGATTGCCTCCGGCCCGGCCTCGGCGAAGATCCCCGCACCCTTGGCGAAGGCGAACATCTGCGGCTTGTCGTGTACCTGGTTGCTGAAACTCGACAGGCTTGGGGAGTCGTAAACGCCGCCCTTGGCATTGGCCGTGATCGCACCGCCGATATCAGAGCCGAAGCTCGTTGCACCGGCCGACCCACCACCACCGAACCAGGCACCAATTGCAGTGCCCGCCAAGCCCGACAGCAAGCCGGAAGCAGCCTGCCGCGTGGCGATCCGCGCCATATCAGCGAGAATCGATTTGGTGAAGTCAGCGAACGAAAACTTGCCGTTGGTGACGAAGCTGGCCACTGCATCTTCCATGGAGCTGAAAGCGTTGGTGAACAGGCTGCGAGTCTGCCCAGCCACATCCCGAGCCGAGTCCAAGTAGTTGCTGAACGCAGAAGTCGCACCGTTGCGCCAGTCGCTTTGCGCCACGGACATCTGCTCATAGTTGCTGAGCGTGGTCTGCGTCAGGTCGCGCTCGCTGCGATTGATCGCCTCAAGCTTGGCCTGGTACTCCTCGGCGCTCATGTTGCGCGCCGCGTCGGCCTTGTCGCGCGCCAGATCCAGGCGCTGCTGGTTGGCACGGTCTGAAATACCGTTCAGATCGCCGTTGATGGCGTTCTGGCGGTCGCTCAGGCCCACACCTTCCGCTGCCCGGCTGCCGGCGCGCTGCAAAGCCGCGTTCTGCTGATCAAGCGCATCGGTGTACGACTTGATGGCGAGTTCCTGCTTCTTGAGCCGCCCCTGCTCATTCGTCGCGATAACCGAAAGCTCGCTCTCCGACTCCTTCTGAGCCTTGACCATGTTGGCCCTGGCGTCGGCGATCTTCTGGTCCAGCTGGATGCGCTGCGCTGCCGACGTGCCGGCCTTGCCCTTCGCCGCCTCAAGCGCCGAGATCTCCGCCTCGTAGGAGGATTTGACCTCAGTAGCCTGCTGCTGGAGTAAGGCAATGCGCTGGGAGGTGTAACTCTCCTGGGAGATGATGCCGGCCTTCTGCGCGGACTCCAGCTCCTTCTCCGCGCTCTTGTAGTAGCTGAGCACGGCATTCAGCTGGTTTTTCGAATCGTTGAATGTGGTCAGGTCGACCGGGGTGCTTGCGCCCTTCGGGTCCTTGTACTTGTCGCGGATGTTCGCCAGGTCGCGATCAATGTTCTTCTGGGCGAGCAGTGGGCTGTTTGGATTCGCCTCACGCAAAGCAGCGATCTTGCGCAGGTACGCTTCCTCTTCCTTGTCGCGCTTCTGCTTGTTGGTGTAGGACGCAACACGAATGCGCTCAAGTTCCTGCTCGGCCTCGATGCCCTTGTCCTGGATCTTTTGGCGGTCGCCTGCGTACTTAGTACGGGCTTTCTCGGCTTCGATTTGGAGTTCGAGAAACGCAAGGTCCTTGGTGTCTTTGGCGGTATCGCGCGTCTCGATTCCCATCGCGGCGGCGCGACCGCCGCGGCCCTGCCCTGTTTGCAGCCTTTGGCGAATGACCTCGGCTTGTTGCTCAAGGGTTTGAGTCCGGCCAATCTCCTTTGTAGCATCCAGAGCGCCCTTGGCGGCATCCCGTATTGCATTCCAGCCGCGCTCTATGATGCCGAGGTTCTGGGTGATTTCACCCGAGCGGGTCTCAATCGTGCTTGCATAGGTATCCGTCAGCAATTTTGCCGCACCGACGGTATCGCCCTGCTGCTTGAGAGCGACAATCTGCTCGTACACCGAGGCGGTGAGGAAATGGTACTGATCGTTGAGTTCTTTGGCCGCGGCGACCGGGTCCTTCGCTATTTTCGCAAACTCCGCGATTGTCTCGTCAATGGCTCGACCCGTGGCCCTTTCCATTTGAAGAGATGCTTCGGTGATCTGCCCGAAACTTTCGCTAGCGATCCTGCCGTTGCCGGCAAGCTTTGCCAGAACTTCGGCAGCTGCCCCTGTCGTTCCCACGGTTGCGCTGACCTGGCGAGCCATGTCGCTCAGCTGGGCCGCACTCGTGCCTGCAACGTTGCCGCTTAGGATCAGTGCATTGTTGTAAGCATCTGCCTCTTCGCTCCCCTTGTAGTAAGCGAGCCCCAGCGCGCCCACGGCTGCCGCTGCAAGCGTGAAAGGGTTAATCAAGCCAAGGACGTAACCGCCCAATGCCTTCGCCGCTGGAGCAATCCCGCCGAACATATCTTTCAGCTGGCCGCCCTGCTGTAGCAGAACCGTCAGCGGCGCCTGACCTCCCTGGAGAGAGACTGCAATGTCAGTGAACTGAGCGGGCACGCCGCGCAGCGCTGCCGCCGTCTGCTTCGCCGTGTTTCCGGTGCGAGTAAGGCTGTCGTCGAATCTGCCCAGGTTCGCCCGCGACTGATCGATCTTGCCCTGGTACTCGCTGAAGGTAGACGCATCCAGCGCTCCCAGCTTCTTTTGCTTGGCGAGCTTCGTTTCAAGTTCGTCGAGACGGCCCAAGGCTTTTACTGTTGGGTCAATCTCGCCAAGCAGGTCTGATAGTTCGTCCTTCTGCTTCTTCATCGAAGCAGTCGCCTTGTCGGCGCCGCGAGCCACACCCTCGGCCGCCTTTTCTGCGCGCGTTCCGGCAGCAGTGAGCTTGTCTAGGTCGGTGCTTGCCTGCGCAGCATCCGTCGAATCGACCTTAATGCCGAGTTCAGCAATCGACGTCATACTTTTCTCCAGGCACAAAAAAGCCCGCTCAGTGGCGGGCTATTGGATTCACTTGAACTACTGCTTTAGCTTTGAATTCAGTTCCGCAAACTGACAGGTGATATTGACGTCTGTCTGCATGTTTTCGCCGAACTTCGCCACAGGCCTGGTTCCGACGCCCTCAACGACATACTTGGAGAAGCCGGCATATCCTCCATAGCTGTTTTTGGCGTTTACCTCGCCACAAACAACCGTATTGTCTGGAAGCCGATAAACCTTCTCCCCCCTGAATTCAGCTGACGCCGAGTCATTGAGGTTGCGTTTCACCTCTTCTCTGGCGCCATTTATGTCGCTATTACCGCACGCAGACAAAACCGCGCCCATAATCCCCACCAGCATCAATCGCTTCATCGTCAACTCCCTTTAGATGGCGGCAATCTACCACCATCTAGGGAGAGGGCCAAAGAACGGTCCGATAGGCTGCTCACTTGCTCTCGCTCATCACCAGCAGCGCTTCGGCTTCCATCATCCGAAGGTCAGGGAAAGCCTCCGACAGTTCAGCGCGCTTGAGGCCGATCATGCTGGCCACCGGCTTGAGTGCGTTGTAGTCCAGGCCCACGGCGCCGCCCATACCCACACGCCATTGCGTGGACATCGCCTCGAACAGCAGGAAGGCCGGCCAGTTGTCTGGCCAGACCTCGTACTCTTCATCGGGGATGTCGGCCTTGGTCATGCCAAAGGCCGCCAGGTCAGCCTCTGACGGCCCCTGCTCGTACAGGATGCGGGCAGCGCCGGTCAGTTTCCCAGACGGGCCGGCTTGTATGCAGCCTGGTAGGCGTCCAGTACTGCCTGCGGCGCGCCGATGCAGCTGGTCACCAGCGCAGTCATGGACTCATCGGACAGCTTTTCATCGAAGCCCCAGCCGCTGACGATGTCCTTGAGCTGATTCACCTGCAGCGCGATTTCCGAGGCCGTGGCGTCTTGCCAGGACATGCCCTCGTCTTGCACCTTGGTAGCGTGCGCATCACGCGCAGTGTTCCAGCGGTCGAACAGCGCCGAGAGCGCGATGCGGTCGAGGTACTTGAACTCGAAGTCCACCGCCACCGCGTCACCACCCACGCGGGGGATCTGCACCTTGGCCTTGAACGTTGGGTTTGGAGCGATCTTGATCTTGGCCATGGCTTACACCGCCGCCTGGTAACGCGTCGGGCGCGAAGCCAGTGACAGGGTGATGGTACGGGTCATGATGTTGTTGCGAGACAGCGATGGTGTGGATGTGATCGAGACGTACGCGTTGTAGTAGATCTCTGAACCGTTCGGCAGTTTCAGTCGGACCACGCGCGCTTCCTTGTCTTCATCGGCTGCTTCGCAGACGGGCACATACGGCAGCAGCGGATCATCAGCAACGTTGATGGTCATGCTGATCGGCGACTTGGTGGTTGGCAGTTGACGGTCGTCGTCGTCTTCAAGGAAACCGAAGGTGGTGAACTGCTGATCGCCCCCGCTGGTAGCGACTTCGGTGATTTGGGCAATCTGCGCCCAGGCACTGACGGCACGCACGGAGCCGACGCCGGCGCCCGGGGTATAGACGTTGGTCTTGGTGGTGTTGATTGCCTCCAGCGCGAACGAGTCAGTCAAGGCTGCGTCCACACGGGCAACGCGATCATTGAGACGTGTCCAGCCGGACGTAACAACGAGAATATCGCCGTCCTCCAGGCTGTGACCTACCGCGCTTACCACTGCTGGGTTCGCGTTAGTGATGGCAGTGGCCAGCACAGCAGCACTGAACACCGATGCGATTTCCATGATGGAGCCGTTGGGCAAGTTGAAAGCCATTGGTTGTTTCCTCTTTGCAGAAATGACAAAACCCGCTCATTGGCTGGTTCTGGGTTTGCCCAACGGGCGAATTAGTTGGTGTCGGCTCGATACTGGAACGAGGCAGGCACGGTGTAGGTACTGCCGTCAGCGATGCCTGGGCCAGGTCCGACCGGGTTCAACACGATGGCTACAAGTCCGGCGCGGGGGATACGCAGATTCACCGGGAACAGCGCGGCCAGTTCATCCACGATGCCGCTGGCCTCAGTCCGGTACTTGCCGGATGGCGCAACGATATTGACCTGGAACACGCCGACGTAAAGGTGGTGGTCGCCGCCCAGCGTGTTACTGGCGGTCACCGCAGGCAGAGTAAAGGCCCGCAGGTACGTCTCGCCAGTAGCCGGTGTGTAGGTCTCGTTCTCCACCACCACCTTCAGTGGCTTGGATCGAGCCTTGGCCCAGGCCAGCAGGCGCGACTCAAAAGCCGCTGAAATGATGTTGTGGCTCATACCTGGTTATTCCTGATGGCTTCTTCGACGATCTGCTGGAAGCGGGCCAGCGTTATTTGCACCATGCCGGCCGGTGCCTGGTCGGAATGCCCATACTCAAGCGGAATGCCGTACACCAGGTTGTTCACGATGTACGCTACCTGCCCGGCCTCCAACTTGCTGACCTCGGCCACCAGGGTGGCAATGGTCTCGTGCCCGGCCTTATCGAAGGTGTCCATGCTCTGATTTGAAGGGGCACCCACAGTGAACTGCCAGTTGCCTTTGAATCGCCCGGTATCCACCGGTGACAGACGGATGACGGAAGTGCCGATCTCGATCACCACCTCGCGGAACACATCGTCGATGGCTTCCTTGGTCTGCTCAGCGAATGCCACCAAGCTCTCGGCAAAGCTGCCTTGCTGGCCGCCGTAGCGGCTGGTCATGTGGTTGGCCATTACTTGCGCACCTGCAGCTCAAAGCCAACCGCCAGGCCGGCGTAGTTCCACGGGCCGACGGCGATGACGGTGTAGGTGGTGCCGTCGAACTGGATTCGGTCGTTGCTCAGCGGGGTCGGCATATCCGCTCCACTGAGCTGAACCGGCGAGACCAACAGCTTGACGTCACCGCGCACGATCAGCGTGCCATCGATGTACTTGTTGTCGTATTCCTCTCGGAAGCCGGAGCCGTTCACGACCAGTTCGCTGGGTTCCGGCGGCGCATCCGGGTCGTATTCGCCCAATGTCTCGCGGCGCAGGACCAGTTCCAGGCCCTTCCCGCCCTTGCTGCGCGGCGCAAGCATCCGCGTGGCCAGGGCCTTTGCGCGATCATAGATATCTGGCATCACTTGCGCCTTATTTTGTAGATGGCCGAGCATCTGCAGTTGGCCCGCTCACTCCACCCGGCCCCCAGGCTGGTATCGCCCGGATATCGAAGCAGCGCACCGGTGGGGCTCTGGAATGGCTGATCCTTCTGCACCTCTTGGCCGCCCATCACGGAGTGCGTGTGGCGGACCTTCTTGTCGCCTCGGTCGCGCCAGGTCTTCGTGACCGAATCGCGATCCAGGCCCTGCGCAATGAGCTGCTCGTAAACCTGGTCACGACCGGCACCGAATGACTCCAGCGCCTCAGCCTTGGACAGCATCTCGGCGTACGTCTTCATCAGGCGATCAGCGTAGCGCCCGGCGATCTTGTCCACGTCAGCCTGTGCGACCGGCGTGCCCGCCTTTATCGCTCTGTTCACGATACCGTCGAAACGGCGGTCCCGGCGCTTGCGCTGAAGATACTTGCGCATCTCGTCGGGATTGCCGCCCAATAGCTGCGCACGTGCGTTCAGAACGTACTGCGCATAGTTACCGGGCAGTCCGATAACTCCACCAGAACGCGAACCAGTTTGCGCGCTAACTCGGCCCAACAGGTCAAGCGCTGCGTGCCTTGGGGTACGCACCATTGGTGTGGCGCTTACCTCAACCTGTGCAGTAGCAGGCTGCGCAATGGGCCACCCGACGACGCGGCTGCGACTGCCCATGACCTCGCGAATGGCTGCTCGCACGTCGATAGTGGCGTTTGCCCTGATCTCTTCTGCCTTGGCCGACATCCACTGCTCGGCGGCAGGCTTACGAGCATCGAACTCGAAGCGTCCAAGGTCGCGCGGGATCGCGATCGCCTTGACCTCGAACTTGGCGCCGGCGATGAACACCGACCGCGCCAGCTCAAGGAACGCGGACAGCGCGCCCAGGCTGAGCAGCGCGACCAGGCCTTCTTCATCCTCATCAGCGATCAGGCGCTCGACCTCTGCAACCGTTGCCGCGCTGACCACCGTCTTGACCTGCTCCAGATAGGCCCGCTGCATCGCAGGCTCCATTCCTTCGATGGCCTGGATGATCTGCGCCGGGGTCATACCGTAAACACCGCAGGCAGCGTGTAGCGAGCCACCAGCACCGGGGCAATCATCTCGTCGATGATGCTGATCACCGGGCGAACCGATCCAGCAGCGTCTGCACCCACCGATACGGCGAATTCAGTTTCCAGCGGGCCGACCTTCTCGCGCTTGACCAATGACGCGGACACGAAGTCAGGGCTGAGGCTGCCAGGCTCTACGATTTCACGCAGCGAAGCCTCGTAGGTGGCCTGCTCAACCTCGACTGGCACCTGGTCAGTTGGAATCGGGTTGCCCTCATAGTCATAGGCGCCTTTGCGCGGCCATTCCCTGGCTTGCCCTCTGCCCTCGGTCTTCACGCCGGGGAACAATGACTGCCACACACCAGATGCCAATAGCTTCCGGTAGCGGCCGTCGATGTAGACCGATGCCCGGATAAGCGCGGCCTGCTTCGCCACGTCATCGCCAGCCCAGGCGGTATTCGCGCGCGCAGCGTGATAGGCGTCGGCTTCTGCGACGTTTCCGTAAAAGTCTGGCATCGGGATATCTCGAATAGGTGGAGCGTCATGCGCTCCGGTTTTGCGGGGTGTTACGCCTTGGCGGCAGCAAGTGCGGACTGCAGGGCTTCCAGGTTCGCTTCTTTGTCGAACTCGACGTTCAGCGCGGCCAGCTCGTCCATGACCTTCTGCTTTTCGGCAGCCGCCAGGGCTTCGTCCAGCTTCTTCTGGAGGGTTTCGGTCTTGCTGTTGCCGGCGGCATCAATGCCCAGCGCTTTCAGCTTGGCGAATAGCTCGTTTCGCTCGTCGCCATCACCGGCAGGCGCTTTGCCCTCAACACTCATGAAGGAGAGGCGCGATGCGCCCTTGTGCCCTTCTGGAGTGAGGTCAATGTCCCGCGTTTGGCCCGGCAGGATGTAGACGACACCATCCGTGGTGTGCACGCCCTGCAGCGCCTTCGAGTTATTGGTCACTTTCATGTCGACCTCCTATCAGGCTGCTGGTGGGGTGATTTCGTCGAGGTACGCCACGGCGCCCGGGAGACGAATCTCGGTACCGCCAGTACGCGCGATGATGCCGGTTTCGAAGCCCATGATGGACTTCTGGCGCGGGGCCAGGACACGGCGCGGCATTGGCAGGTGGAAGCGAACCACTTCCGGGTCCTTGCGGTACGCAACCAGACGACCACCACCGTCAGCGGAAGCGTTGCGGGCCTCGCGCAGCGGCGCGATGTCCAGCGGCAGACCGGTTTCTGCGGTGTAGATGTTGTTGCGGCGCATGTATTCCAGCACCGTCATGAAGCCATCGCCAGCACCCATGCGTTTGGTTGCCACGGCTCGGAATGCATCAGGCGGCATGCGCAGGGTGTCTGCCCACTCGACTTCGGCAGTGTTGGTACGGATGCCACCAAGCAAGCCGTTCACGTCAGCCATGATCAGGTCGACGTCTTTCGCTGACCAGTAGGTCGAACCAGCAGTGCCGGACGCAGCAGCGTCAACGCGCGAAACGTTGCCGTCGTTCAGCAGGCCAGTCCAACGCTTCTCGGTGCTGCCTACGAACGCGATGCTGTTCAGCAGGCGCTCTACCTTGTCGGCGGCGGAATCCGCCTTGGTGCCACTGAGGTTGATGCCGTACAGCTGGGCCTGGTTCACTTCTTCCAAGTTCCATTCCCAGCCGGAGCCGATCATGGCGAAGTCGTGCGATGCCTGGTCATGGGTGGCCGAGTTGAACGGCATATCAGTACCAGAACCCGACAGGAACTTGGCCTCACCGGCAGTATCGACAGTGAAGAAGGTGGTGCCGATGGCCCATGGAGCGCCTTCAGTGACTACTGGGATGCTCGCGGCGTAGTTGAACGTCGGGTAGCGGCGCGTGTAGATGCGCGTTTCGATGTTCCGGCCCTGGGCCAGAACGAACGGGAACGCCGACTGAGCGTCTTCGAAAACTTGAGGCATGTTAAGCGCTCCGATGTTTGAGGGAGATTTCGACGATGTCGCCGTTCGCACCGGTGGTGTCGAAGAAGGCGCCTGGGATCAGCACGGCACCAGCGGCGGCAGTCGTCACGTAACGGTTGGTGGCGGCGACGTAGTAAACGTCATCGCCCGGCACTACCGCGGCGCCGGCGGTGACATACATCTGGCCGTCGGTCATGAACGCGCCGGTGAAGTCTTGCGGGTAGCCGTCGATCAGGGTGGAGCCGGTAGCCACGGGCGGCACGGCTGCGCTCAGAACTGCCAGACCGAGGAACAGGGTGCCAGTGGCGGCGATCTTGTGATCGTTGCCAGCACCAGCCACACGGAAGCCAGGCGCGCCGAAGACAATGCCTTCAGCGTTCGAGACGGTGCGACTGATCTTGTTGCACTTCTCTTCGTTGGCGACCAGGCCGGGCACGCCCTTGGCTGGAGCGTTGGTGTACGTGGTTTGGTAAGTAGCCATGGTGTGCTCCTTATGCCTTCGGCAGGTGGGCGGTTTGCATGTCGACAATCATCTGCAGACGTGCTTTTTCCGATTCGTCGCCGACGGTCTTGCCGTCCTGCTGAATCATGTGTTTGCGGAAGGGGTCGACGGCTGGGTCTTTGGCGGCGTCTTCCACCAGGATCTCGAAGCGCGCATCGATATAGGCGTCTGCCTTACCGGCTACGGCCGCATCACCAAGCTTGGCGATGACCACGGCCTTGCGGATATCGGCGTCGGTCTTGCCGGTGTAGTCGGCGTCAGCGATCGCCTTGGCCTTGCTGATCAGGTCGGCACGGGCAGTGACGCGCTTGTCGATATCGACATCGCTGAGTTGCTTGGCCTTCAGAGCGTCGATCTCGGCATCCTTCTTGGCCAGTTCGCCGTCCTTCAGCGCGATCGCAGTAGCGTGCGCGTCAGCAAGGGTCTTGGTGGCGGTGGCAGCATCGGCAAGCTTGGTGTTCAGCTTCTCGATGGCCTGGGCGCCTTGCTCGGTGACATCAATGGAGATGCCATCGACAAGGAGTTTTCGCAGTGCATCAGCCATGTCATGGCCTCCTTTGGGGGTGTCTGGTTTGTGGTCACCGATGCGCAGATCGATGCCGCCCCGAGCGCGATGCTCAAGACTGAGGTGGTTCATTTTCATGGGGCCGAGGTAGCAGTCGTACTGCTCGCCATCACCGGTTACGCCGTCCTGGAACACGACTTCGGCGCCGTAGCCCATGGAGAGCTCGCGCTTGCCTGACTCGTAGTCAGCAATGGCCTTGGCATCCATCAGCACCAGCGGAACCTTGACGAACTGCCCGTCGCGGACAACTTCGCCGCCGGTCTGGCCGATGGCGACGTCCTTCCAGTTCTTCGAGTTGACGCCTTCGCCGCCGGGGTGTCCGTTGGTCATGGGCCGGTATGCATATGAGTGCATGGCGTCAGCGTGGAACACCGCGCTTTCGGGCCGGTACACGCGCACGATTGGCTTATCGCGCAGGCCGTGTTCGTTTTCTGGGTCAATCTCGGTACCCAGGTAGTCCTGGATACCGGTGCGCGCCACCCTTGCCTCGGCCACCAGGTAACCGTCCTCGGTGCGCCGCACGCCCGTGACTGGCACGGAATCGGTAAAGATCATGGGTCGAGTTCCTCAGTGTCGGGTTTTGCTGGGCCTGGTGACGCCGGGAGGTCGACGCCGCTCTCTTCGTCCGGAAGCTCAGACCCGAACTGGTCGATGGCCGCTTCCAGCCCAGGCATCACGCTAAGCTCCACCAGCAGGTTCACCGATGCAGCCGAGAGCGCATCTTCAGGGAACAATCCGGAATCTTTCAGCGCCTTGATGGTGTCCGCCGTGGTCTTGCCGATGTCAGCCCGCTCTTTGGCCGTGGCCTGCCACAGTGGCGCCCATGAGTAGTGGATCTCCTTGGGGCGGCTGCCCAGTGCTGAGCGGATCAGGCATTCATCCAGCACGCTCATGGCTGGCTTGATCTCCAGCTTCTGGCGTGAGGCGACGTTGTCGTAGTAGTTGCGGGTGTTCTCTTCGCCGTTGGCGCCCAGGCCCGTGGAGGACTGGCCGAACATGCGGGTGCCGGGGATATCGAACGCGCCAGACACGCCTTGCTCCGTCTTGGCTATCACCTCAGGCAGATTGCCGAAGCTGGCCGACTTGGAGCTGTGGGTTTCATTGCCGTCGAGGATCAACGTGCCATTGATGCCCTTGGCTGTAGCAGCAAGGCGCAAGCGCTCCAGCAGCAAGCGCTCGTAGTTCTTGTCCTGCATGCTCGCCATCAGGTTTGGGATATTGATGACGTCGATCTTCGCCTCGTAGACCAGGCTCACCACGTTGGCCACCGTCTCGTCGTAGTGACGCACAGCGGGCATGGCGGCCAGCAGCACCGAGTCGCCCCAGCCGAAGCCGGTGCCCACCGCCAGCTCTGGGTCAGGGTGCGGCGTCCCGATGAAGATCACCAGGCGCGACGGGTGTATCTCGACCATGCTGCCCGGCAGCCGGTAGGCCTTGGGCTTACCGAAGCGAGGGCTCTGGGGATCTTGTTCAATCTCGGTCGCACTCAGTTGCCGGCGGGTCATGACAGTGAGGTACTTCACGCCCCCCTGCTTGACGCGCTCAGGGTTCAGCTCGGATGCGGTATCACGCTCGCCGGTGCCGATGAACACAGCAGCACCACCGAACAGGCGGGCCTTCAATAGGGCCTCAAGGATCTTGCCCTTGACGTTCAGGCGTTCTTCCTCGGCCTCGATCAGTTCGATCTGCTCCTTGTCGGCCTGCCAGCTGCGCCAGTTACGGCACGCGTCCACTGCGGGGATGGTGACGCCCTTCTGCGCCGTCCACGAACCACGGAAGGCGTTCAGCAGTTGCTGGTCGTCCATCTCCGGGATGGCATAGTGCGAGTGCGATGCTTTGTCGCGCGCAGTACCCAGTCCTGCGACCAGGTTCTGCAGGCTGTCTTTCAGATAAGTGAATGCGCTCATTGGTCGCTCACGTTCGCGAGTGTGTAGCTGCCCGCAATTGGGAAGCGCTGGACAATGAAGTAGCCGAGTGCGTCGACCGGGTCTTCAGTGCCGTCCTTGTTGGGTTCGCCGTTTTCGCTGTAGGCCTGCTGTTCGAGCACCTGCGTACTCACCGGACAGTTGTCGGTGTTCACCAGGTAGCGGCGCTTCTGATCGATGTTCAGGAACATGGCGTTCACGGCTAGAACCCGATCGCGAACCGCCGGGTTCGACGGGTTAACCATGACCATAAAGCCGGCGGCGCGGAGCAAACTGTGGTCTGACTCGCTGCCGCTGACGCTCTTGCGGTTCTTGCCGCTGGCGTCCGGGTAAACGGTGATGCTGTGGCCCGGGTAACGCCGTTTGAGCTCTACGATCATCGCGGGCGTGTCGAACAGGTGCGTGGCCTCTTCCAGAAGCAGCGGCAGGCCGTCACGAATGACATGCACCGTCGCGGCCATCCGGTTGATGTTGAAGTCCATGCCGATGTGCAACTGCTCGCCCGGGCGGATCGTCGCGTCGGTGTGGTTCTGCTTGCGGCAGAAGTTCGGGTAGACGCTGCCCGACGTCAGGTTGACGAACAGGCCGTCGATGTATGCGTCCACCAGGTTGGCCGGGTACGACTCACGCAGCGACTTGATGTAGTCCTTCGGCAGGTTCTTCGCGTTTTGCCGCGTCGAAGCGTGCACGATGCCGTACAGCGGGCGCTGGCTCGGGTTGGCGGCCAGCTCCTTGACGAACTTGCGATAAACCCAGTTGAAGCCCTCCGGCGTCGTGGTGACGTCGATGGTGTTCATTGCTCGGGTCGGCCACACGGTGGACATCCGCGCGATGATCTTCTTCCAGGCGCTGTCAGCCTTCTTGATCGCCATGCAGTCGATCTCGTCGACCAGTGCATGAGCGATGTTGAAGCCGACGATGCGGTGCGGGTGCTCCATGCTCTTGCAGACGATAGTCGACAGGCACCGGCCTCGGTTGTCGCGCAGGTACACCCGCTTCTTGCTCGGCACGATGTCGGCGAACAGGCCGAATGCCTCAGCCACCACCGGCATGGTGTCGTAGAAGATGTCCGCGATCTGTGGATAGGTCGGCGCGAAGTAGCCCTGCGGAATGCCTGGGTGCTCCAGTGCGTTGATGCACATTCGGACGCATCCCACGAACGTCTTGCCGCTACGGTAGCCGCCGACGAACGCTGAAAACTTCTTGGGGTGGCTGATGAACTCGAACTGCGGCTTATTCAGCTTCAGGGTCGCTTGCATCTTCTACCCCGATGATTACTTGTTTGGGCTCGGGCAGGCCCTGATTCGGGTCTTCCAGTTCGCGGCGCAGCTTCTCGTTGAGCAGGCGCTTGTTCTCGACCTCGATGCGCTTGAGCTCGGTGTCGAGATCGGCATGGCCAGGCGGCGAGAACATTCCAAGGTGGCGGCCGATATCGACCAGCGCGCCCTTTTTGTCGTGCAGCTTGACCTTCAGCCCTTCCTTGCCCTGGGATACCTCGGCGATAGCGCCAGCGGTGTTGTCGTCAATCTCGGTGGAGTCGATGAGTGCCAGCCCGTGATACGGAACCATGTCCTCCGGCCCGTCATCTTCCCCGTCGACCATTCGGACCTGAGTCTCGCCCCAGCGCACGACCTTGCGGATGTCGCTGAAGCCAATCTTAGCGAGTTCGCGCAGCACCATATCCTGGGTAATCTCTACCCGGCCTGAGCGAGCCTGCATGCCTTTTTCGATGGCTGCCTGGATGTCAGGTTTTGTCAGGTTCTCGTTACTGATGGACCTAGCCGTCTTTTCGCTGTAACCCGCACGGATAGCGGCTTGCGTTGCATTCAGGTCTATCAGGTACTCATCGACAAAGCGCTGCTGTTTTGCTGTCAGCGCCATACGGGATCCTTTGAGACTGCATGCCTCGCGTGATGAGGTGGAATAGATGATTGCGCGCCAAGACTTGGCGCATTCGAAAACGTGGCGCGGATTACTACTTGGGCTGGTCGATGCTTTCAGGCGCTTTCGGGCAGCTCATGCATTGCTCGCAGTTCAGCGTTTTGCACAGCCAGGCCTTCACCGTCTGCCAGTAGGTGACCATGAATATGTGGCGGGCACCGGCCATGGCCAGGGCGACATGCAGCGTCAGGCCAGCAGTGGTCGGGCCGAAGAAGATGTTCTGGCTGCGCACCGACACGACGAAACCCGTGATGGCGATCGTGGTGTAGATCAGCTTCCCGAGAATGCCGTCCTTCACCTTCCCGCTCAGTACGCACCAGGTTGCCCACAGTGCTACCAGGCCGCAGGCGATGGAGTTGATCAGTTCAAGATTCATGGTGGATTGCCTCCCCCGAACCGCTGGCGAATAAGCGCCCAGAGGTCAGCGGCTTTGATGGCTCGGTTGATTGCTGCCAGGAGCGAGCCACCGAAGGTGCCCAGGAGGAAACCAATCCCGGCGACGATCTTCGGCTCAGTGACATTCAGGTACGCGCTTACCATGCTCGTCAGGTACAGCGAACAGGCGACGCCGGTGACCAAGAACACCACCCAAGCACGCCAGTCGGACAAATCGTCCTTGTGCCACCAGCTCGCAACGACAGCCCCAATCAGGCCCGCAATCAGCAATTCGAACCTGTCGATCTTGTCGAGCAGGCGCTGTAGATACTCCATGCGCTCGACTCCGTGGGGCATGATGGAAATAGGTCAGCCCCGGCGGCACTCCCTGCTCAGTGCGAAGGGTGCGGCGGGGTCGAAAACGTAAAGGCCTCGCACGACGGCGAAGCCCTGAATAGGTCCCTCATCAGCGTGACAAGTCAGAGGCTCTGAGGGGTTTGGGAGATTTAGGCAATAAAAAACCCGGCGCGGTGGCCGGGTTCCTGTTCACATCAAATCGAATGACTGTAGAAAAGTGCGTAAGACTCAATGCCATCGTTCGGTTCTTTGATGCCGGCGTTTGAATAGTGAGTAGCCCGGACACCTACCTTCTGCGTATCACCGAACTTTAAGCCTGCGCCAATTCGGTCTTCGAAGTTGAAGGAAGATCCGAATTTCTGGTCACCAGCGTTGGTACCCGAAAACATCGCGACACCGACGCCGGCCTCGATGAAAGGCTTGATGTCGCCTTGACCAAACTCGTAAACGAACACAGGGGAGAAGGAAACAGAGTGGCGAGCACCAGCCTCCTTCCCCGACTCCCAATATGTGTAACCCAAGTCCCAGTACCCGGTCAGCTTACCTGTAGAGCTTTCCAACCACGCCTTGTCCCAGTTGAACCCCAGTGCTGTACGGGCGGTCAAGCCTCCCTGACTAGTGGCGCCGAGGGCACCTGAAAGTTCTACAGCTTGAGCGCCGTTACAAACAGCGCAAAAAAGCAAAGCCGATAGGATTGTTTTTTTCATTTTGTGACCAATAAGTTCTAAGAAAGGATCGCTTTATTAACAACGGCACTATGAGTCAAGGTGCTATCAATTCGTTCTTAAAAATTTATATTTGGCGGTTATGTCACTTTTTTCGGCAATAAAAGCACAAACAAGAAACGGTCGTTCAGGCGCACAAAACCCGACGCTTGGCCGGGTTCAGATTTTCATGTGCGTTTCGCGTTACTTGTGCACTATGGGAAAATTACACCAAAAACCCCAACATGACAACAACTTTATGCCGCTTCATCGTCTTTTTCTGCGTGAATGACCTGCCATACAGGCTGCTGAACACGAATATCCACTTCCTCAATGGCGTCTCGCAGGAAATTCCACGGTTCTTTCCAGTCCCGATCCCACACTTTTGGCTCTATGTGGACCCCGTAGAGTGTGAGCATGGCCTCGGCGATACGAGCGGGACCCCACTGAGCGCCGTCATGAGCCTCGACCTTGTAAGACTGCAGGGCCATCGTCACAAGGCAATGCACTTTCGCCTCCTTGGCTTCGGTCAGGCAGGAAAAGTCAACGCAGCGCCATATCAGCTTCTCAGCGTTGAGCACGTGAGCGAGCGTCATGCATGGGTGATACAGGTAGTGCCCGAACTGCTGCTCCTGGAATGGAAGGGTGCCGATAGCGCGCAATACTTTACCTATGGTTGCCAGGTGTGCGGCGCGGGCTGTGGAGTTGCCAGCGGATGTGCGCCGGGTTTCGCTGATGCTGATCCGCTGCCCAGGCACGATAAAGCGCCCTGCTTCCTCCCCCGTCTCGCTGCCCAAGGCTGGGAATGACGCCTCGCGCTTGCCGATGCGCCCTCCGGTCTTGACGGGTGCCGACTCCGCCCTATCGATTGCCACTGCGCTGATCGACGCATTCGATTCGTGCTGAGCCTCTGTCCATACCTGCCTTGCGTTGATCAGTTTCATGCTGCCTGCCCCTTTTTCAGTTCTTTGGTCATTGCCCGGTATTTGGCCTTGATGGCCTTAATCTCATCCACGGTGTACTTGCTGGGCGCGTGCAGGCCCTCCAGCCAGGCCAGCTTTTCGGCGCCGATGCGCTGCACCAGGCGAATGCGATACTCCACCGCATTGCCGGACAGGTTGCGATTGCACTTCACGCACTGGCGATGGATGTTCAGCGGCTCGAAGCGAAGCTCAGGACAGGCGCCGACAGATCGGTAATGCCCAGCGTCCCAGCGGCTACCCGTCATCAGGTCGTTATCGTTCGGCATTGAGTCGCAGCTGATGCACGGCAGGTGCGCGTCGCGCAGGCGCACGTACTCGTTCACCGCGGCCTGGGCTTCGCGAAGGTGATCCGCCCTACTCTTCAGCTTCTCCTTGCGGACCTTGATCTCGGCGCGCTCGATGTCGGCCAGGGCCTTACGCGCCTTCGGCTCATGCCGTGGCGCGTCGATCATTGCGCAGGCCGGACTGCACACCGCCTGGCCCATCCGCGAAGGGAAGAATGAGGCCCTGCACGTAGCAACGCGGCATTTTTTCGGCTTGGCCGGCTTCCGTTCGATGGTCATTGGTACACGCTCCCAGCCTGACCAGGCGCATTGCTGTTGGTGCAAGCCAAGTCATGATCGCTTGCCCTCGGGCAGCGCTTGCATCCGCACACAGGGCACAGAATCATTTTCGTGGATGAGAGCGGCAACCACATGAATCCGACCTGCTGGCCCAGCTTGTGCTCAGCGATACAGCGATGGCATTCACAGCTGAGTGAGTTCATGCGGCCACCTCGACCAAATAATTGTCGAAAGAGGTTTCACCAACCTCATGGCGGTAGCCGAACTTCGACTCAAATGCCTCGATGTCCAGATCGCACAGGCACTCGCCTGGCTCCATATCGGTATCGCTGATCGTGGGCAGATCTCGAACTGCGCAGCCGACGGCTTCAGCAAGCCCCCCAGCGTTATGGACCTCGGCAGGATTATCATGGAGCGGCTTCACTTCAAACCAAATGCACATCAGTACCTACCTCCCCAGTTGTCCTTCTGCGTCCACCGAACCTGGTGCTCGGCGCCGAAGCAATTAACCCACTCGATCAACTCGCCGCACTGCTTCACGGTGAGCTTGCTGGTGCGCTCGTAGATGACGTCGAATCCGTTACCGTCTACCGCGGGTATCATCTGCGGCTGGTCGCCCGACTCACGCAGCCAGGCGGCCGTCAGGAGGCGTTTCCAGATCAGGACGTCCCACTTCTTCCCTGCGTGCTCTACCTGGGCGGCGATATCGGACAGGGCCGCGTGCAAGGCCTTGTTTTGCTCCCCGCTGCGGTCCACGTCGGTGATGGCCAACTTCTTGGGCCTGGCCAGGTCCAGCCCGGCGATGTAGCCCATAGCCCTGGTGCGGTCTGATTCATTGCGGATCTGGAGGTTGGTCATGGCCGCTTCTCCAGGCTTTCGAGGTAGAACACCAGGGCTCCACCGATCAGCAGACCCAGTACGAATACGCCGAAGGTGGTCATGGCCGGTCTCCCTTGCCCAGGGCGGCGTCGAGCTGGCGGTCAAACTCGGCGTCGAATTCATCCTGAGTGTCCTCAATCTGCGCCAGGGTCATTGCTCGCATACGGCGAAAACGATCCGCATCCTTGCGCAGCGCCTCGCACTCAGCCTTCAACCCAGCATTCACCCGCTCGTAGGCTTCGTAGCCGGTCTTGAGGCCGGAGACTTCGGCCTGGAGTGCTTCAACCTCTTGCCAGAGTCGGTCGGAAAGCGGATCGAACCAGCCAGCCATTTTTTGCAAGCTGCGAATGTGTGCGGCAAGCTCAGCGGATGTTTGTTCGCGGACGTAAGTCATAGCTCTTGCTCCAGGGACTCACCACCATCACCCGGCGCAGATCCAGCCTTCGCCAGCGAAATGACCTTCTCGGCCTGCTCCAGCAACTCTGGATACTGATCGTTCCAGTTCTGCTTGTAGGCCTTGTCCATCATCGCCTCCAGGGTTTTCAGCAGCTCAGGAGCGGTGCGCATCAGGTAAGCATTCGCCCAGCTCTCGTCGCCGATCACGAACTTGATGCCGTTGTGATCCATGGCGCCAATGGTGGCGATCTCAAGAGGATCGCCATCTCGCATGACGCAGACGCAATAGTCCTGGCGGTCTACCAACCATTCTTCTTTGGTGTGATTGCTCATGTCCGCTTCTCCGCTGCTTCTGCGATCAATGCCAGGCGCTCAAAGCGCTCAGCGGCCTGGCTGGCGAGATTGGCCATGTCCGCCTCATCCACCACCGGCATGCACACGAAACGGATTCCGTGCTTGACCATGGTGTTCGCCATCTCAAGGGATTGGCGTAGCTGTGCTGGGTTTGCTCGTTTCATCACGCGGCCTCCCGTGCGTTCCAGCACTGGATGATTTTTTGCGAAAATTGAGAAAGCGCCCACTCGGCGCGGCTGGCTTGGCGGTGCTGGGCCAGCTTCCGTTGGTTGATTGGCCCGTGGACGCCCTTCAGGTACGTCTCGCGCGCCTGACGGTCCATCCAGCCGGTGATAACCTCTTCGACGATGTCGCCAATACAGACGCAGTCAGGTCGCTGCTGATGCTCGCCGGCTGAAAGATATGCGGCGTAGGTGTGAATGCCGAACCACCGCCGTACCGCTGCGCCGATCTCGGCAGTGGAGTAGCTGACCTCGCCACGCTCGCTGAAATAGCTCAGCATCCCGTGGAAAAGCTCGCCGCCAATCATCTCGGCACGACCGTAAGCGAACACCACCGGAAAGCCGGTTGCCCGCTGGGCATCCAACGCCTTTTCACGCTCAACCTGGCTCGGGACGGGGCCTTTAACTTCGACAAATGCACCAACAGCCGGCAGGAAGAAGTCAGGCATGTAGCCGCCGTGGCGTGTGACCACGGTGCGCGACTCGTACACCCAGACCACTCCCATCGCATCCATCATCGCCGCCCAACGAGTTTCCGAGTGGGAGCGCATCTCGTAACCGCCGTAGCGGAAAATCGTTTGCTTGTCTCTCATCAGAAATTCACCTTCACGACGTTGTCTTGGCGGGCGTGATTGGCCAGCGGGAGGAATCGGGACTTGGCGCCCTGGAAGGCTGTAGGGACCGTGCCGATTTCGCCGTCTCGGTTCTTGCGGATGATGATTTCGCCGATCCCCTTGTCCTGGGTGTTTGGGTGGTAAACCTCATCCCGGTACACAAACATGACGATGTCGGCGTCCTGCTCGATGGCGCCCGATTCGCGCAGGTCGCTGAGTACCGGGCGCTTGTCTGGACGGCCCTCACAGCCGCGATTGAGCTGGGAGAGGATGATCACCGGACAATCAAGCTCGCGAGCCAGGAGCTTGATCTGGCGAGACATGGCGGTGACATCCTCTGTCCTACCCTTCCCTTCGCCCTCGACCAAGCCCAGGTAGTCGATTACCACGAGGCCCAGCGCGCCCATTCGGTGCGACTGACGACGGGAAATCGAACGGATGCGCGGCATGGTCATGACCGGAACGTCCGACACCGCAATCGGCGCGTCACGCAGGCGCATGACCGCCATGTTCAGTTCCGTGGAGTGATCGTTGCTGCACTCGCCGGTTTTGAGCGAAGGGAGGGGAATGCCACCGACAGCCGCAAGCAGTCGATCCATCAGCTGGGTCTTACTCATCTCCAGGCTGATCACCAGTACGGGCTTTTTCTGGTTGATCGCCACGTCGGCAGCGATGTTCATTGCCAGAGTGGTCTTGCCCATCGCTGGGCGGCCGGCAACCACGATCATCTGGCCGGACTTAAGGCCCTGGGTGTATGAGTCCAGATCAGGAATGCCGGTACCCAGGCCGTCGATGACAATCCCGGCGGCGAACTTGTCCAGACGATCCTGCAGGACCTCAACGTGTTCGATCAGGATGTCGCCAATCATCTGGCATTCACCGTCGCTGCCAGTGCTGTCCAGGCCAAGCACGATGGATTGAGCGAGAGAAATCTTGTCCTCGATGCTCGCCTCTTCGTGGGCAATCTCGTTGATGCGGGCGGCGGCGGCGGACATCAGGCGGCACACGGCGCGCTGGCGAATGATCTTGGCGTAGACCTGGGCATTCGCAACGCTTGGCGTGCTGGCCTGGATTTCGGCGGCGTAGGCAGCTACGCGAACACCGCTCGACAGCTCGGCGCGGCGATCATGAAGCGTCACCACGTCTACCGGCTGACCGTCGGCGTGCATTTCGAGGATCAGGCGGTACAGCTCGGCGTTGTCCTCCCATGCGAACGCATCGGCGGACAGGTCATCACTCAGTACGTCGATCAGATGCGGCTGGCAGAGCATGGCGCCGATCACGCCGTGTTCGGCCTCAAGGCTATGGAGGTCCATCATTGGGCGGCCTCCGAGACTTCACGGAAAACAGCGCGACTGACCAGGGATTCAAGGCGCGGCGCAACGTTGGCGCCACGGAAGAACACCTGACTGCGGTTGTTAGCCTTCTGGAAGAACGTGAGCCAGAAGCCCTGACCGCTCTGGTGCAGCGGTGACTCGTTCCAGCGCTCGGCGATCATGCTTCGCAGAACCCTGTCGCTTGCCACGGTAACGGCTGGCAGGTTCGGGCAGACCTTGTGGTACAGGTCGATGATCTTGTCCACCGGCACGCCGGCCTCGGATGCCCCGCTTGGGTTCTTCTTGAACTCGCGGCCCAGCCAGTTGACCAGGAAGCGGCGCCAGTCCTTCTTCGGCTTGCTCCCGCTGGCCCAAGCGGCGGCACGCTTGATCTCGGCCTCAACGTCAATCGGCGAGTAGGCTTCTGCCCACTTGGTGATCAGGGTGGCGTCGACTTCAAAATCTTCACCGTCGAACGAAACCAGCGATGCCGGTTTTTCGATTTTGATTTCAGGCTGAGTGGGTTCCGCCCCTTGGGGGGCAGTAATCTGTTTCGTAGAAACAGTTACTAGGGGTTCTTTCTTTGTATAGAGAAGGGAGTCGTCGGATTTGGTCTGTCTCGCAATGCTGACGACTCGGCCTGAATGGTCCGAGTCGGACGATATGGTCTGATTCGGACATACTGTTTTGGTGTCGTAGAAGATCCATTCAGAAGGTTCGCTGATGCCGATATCGCCACGCGCACCGCCAACCCGGTAAAGGATGCGGCGTTTCAATAGGTGGCTGATGGCCTTGGAAGCCACGTCAGGGTGAATGTTGGTCGCCTTGGATATCTCGGTAGCCTGGATGCGCGCTTCTGCCACCTGATAGCCTATGGTGGCTCTGGCAACGTACAGCGCAACCTTCAGTTCGCGCCCAGGCAGATCGACAACCATCAAGGCCTCGATGAGCTTGTTTTCCATCCGGGTGAAACCCCCGGTGATTTTGAGAGGAATGACATTGCTCATGAGCGGACGCCTTTCGACGAGGCCAGGAATGCCTGGAGCTGATCAAGGCATTCACGCACGAGCTGATTCTTGGATGGTTTGGAGTACTGGAAGCGAATCTGCTTCGCGGCGCTCATTGCGGCGTTGAGGTGAAAATTGCTGCGCGCCACGTTTTCAGATATAGAAAAACGTGGCGCGGGATTATTGAGGGCCTGTACATCAGTGTTAGAGGTATGCATAATCGGCCTCACAGATTGTTTTGCTGTATGCAGTTAAAAGAGCCGGGATCGCACCCCGGCTTTTTTGTGCCTGCGATTTGGGTTTATGGTTTGAGGTCTTCATCAGTCCCTCCTTTTTCAGGCCCTAATACGGCCTTCGGCGGATCACGCCTTGCTGTTGGCAGATGCCGGATCTTCCCGGCGCCCCTTGGCCTGGTTTTCTCGAAAAAACGCTCCGCTCCAAGCTCCGCGGCGTATTCGTCAGGCGTCTTGCCTGCCGCCTTCGCCAGTCGTTCAAGCTTTTCGTAGAGGCGCCCGTCGATCCCGTGGCAGATCGTGGTTTCAGGCACATAGCCTCCTTCAGGGCCTTCAGGCCTGCATGTGTTTACCGGTAGCATTCGGTTCAACGATGCTTTCCAACTTCTCCTC